TATCTCCCTAGGCGCGCTGGAACAGCTACAGGATAGAATCGGCCAGTTCAACGGCAATGTTTCCGACAAGGGGCAGGTCGCTACCGTCATTGATGCCGCCTATACCGCGCTGAAACGCAACTACCCCGACCTGACCCGCGATGCGGTTGCCGACATGATCGACGTGGGCAACATGGCAGAAGTGTTCGAGTCAGTCATGGATGTGTCTGGCCTCAAGCGCAAGGAATTGGAGGCCGGTACACAGGGGGAAGAGAGGCCGGGGTAATAAGCGACTGGGGCGAGTTGTACGCCCACGTCATCGCCTGCACTGGCTGGACGTGGGACTACATCTCCGAACACGTCGATCTACCCCGGCTTGAATCCATGAATCGGTATTGGGAGCAATTCCCGCCCCTGCACGTCATGGTCGCCGCCTACTTCGGTATCACACCGAAGAAGCAGCAGGAACCGGCCAGTGTTGATGAACTGCTCGCCATGTTTCCCGTTACCGACACACGTCATGCCGCCCGTTCGGGCGAGGAATGAAAAGAGATCAACATGAGCGACAACCAGATCGACGTTCGAATCAGCGCGGAATCCGGGCCGCTCAATCGCGGCATGGAGCAGGCCGCCCAGTATGTAGAGCAGTCCGCGCAGAAGATGCGCGAATCGTTCTCCGGCCTGAAAGACCAGGTTCAGGGGCACATGGACCGCATGCAAGACGCGGTGAAGACCTCGACCGACGGCATGGCGGGCCATTTCTCGGCGCTCACAGAGGTTTTCGGCCGCGTGAATACCGCGCTGGCTGCCGTCGGTGCAGCCCTTGCCGGCGGCGCGGCTTTCCGTGCCGGGATCGATGAATCCAAGCAATTCACGGGCGAGGCCATCGCACTCTCGCGCGCACTTGGAATCAGCGCCACAGAGGCCAGCACGCTCAATATCGCATTGGGCGATGTCTACACCAGCAGCGAGGATTTCATCGGCGCGTCGCAGATGCTTTCGCGCCAACTGCGAATCAACGAGGATGCGCTCAACAGCATGGGCCTCAGCACGCGCGATGTGAATGGCGAGTACCGAAAAATGAAGGACATCATGTTCGACGCCATCACGGTAATCAACGGCTACAAGGAAGGACTGGACCGTAACCTCGCCATGCAAACGCTGTTCGGGCGCGGCGCTGCCTCCGCAACGTCCCTGCTGCGCCTAAACAATGAAGTGGTCGACGAAGCCAAGAAGAAGCAGGAGGAACTCGGGCTGATCGTTGGCAAGGAAAACGTCGAGGCGCTGAAAGCCTACAAGGCATCGATGAATGATGCCGGTGACGTGATGAGCGCGGTCAAGAAGACCGTGGGCGATGCACTCATGCCCGTACTGACCAAACTAGGCGTGTGGTTTGCAGACATCGGCCCAGCCGCAGTGGTAGCCATCAAGGGTGCTATCGGCAGCCTAACGGCGGCATTCTGGTTACTGAAAAACGGCGTGACCGTCGTATGGGAAACGCTCAACGCGATGGTCGTCAGCGTTGCCGAACCGTTGCGCGCACTCGCCTCTGCGATGTGGAAGCTGATGAAGGGCGACTACAAAGGCGCGTGGCAGGAATTCGGGCAGTCCGGGCAAACGATGGCTTCTGCCTGGAAAGGCGCGATGCGTGAGATTGCGGAATCCTCCGAGGAGACGCGCGACAAGATATGGAATTTGTTCGCGAAGCCAGCTTCCATCGGCGGGAAACGCGCGACCGGCAAAGACTACGAAGACCCGAAGGAAAAAGGCGAGAAAACCGAGAAGACAAAGAAGACAAAGGGCGAGAAGTACAGCGAAGCCGAATGGGCGATGGAAGAAGAAGCCCACCTTCGCCGCACCTATTACCAGATCGGAGAGGAACGCGCGGCATCCGAACAGGCATCGTTTGATCGTGCCACGAAGTTCGCAGAGGACTGGGAAGCCGACCTTGATCGAGCGAATAAGAGCGTTGCCGCTGACGCCAAGAAGACAGCGGAGCAGCGTGTCCAGATAGAATATGCCTGGTCGCAGAACGCCGCCGCCGCGCGGTTGGCTGTCGTCGATTCCGACCAGGAACAGGCACGCTACGCCGTGGAAATCGGCAGCATGACAAAAGAAGAACTGCTCGCGCAGGAAATCCAGTTCGAGCAGCAGCGCAACGAAATCCGCCAGCAGGCATTGCAAGCACGCCTGGCGATGATCGACCCAGATAAAGACCCGGTAGCCTACGCTCAAACGCTGGTGGCACTGGAAGAACTGGAGCGCCAGCATCAGGCCACGATTACGGACATCAAGCATCGGCAGAAAGTTGATGATATGGCCCCGGCGAAGTCGTTTTTTGGCGACATGGGCGTCGCGTTTGAAAGCGCCATTGATGGCATGCTTACCAAGGCAACGACGCTGAAAGCTGCGATGGATAATATCTGGCGCAGCATGGCAGCGAGCTTTGTGCGCGAATTCATTGCCAAGAAGATTTCCGCAACGATCCAATCGTTCGTGCAAGAAAAAGCATTGGCCGTAGGCAATGCGATGACGCAGACCAGCCTGTACCAGATGATCACAGGTGCAAAAGTATCCAGCCTGGCAACAGGCACCGCGGCAAACGTCGCGTCCGTTGGTCCAGACGTTGCGGCAAGCGGCGCAAAAGCCGCTGCATCATTGGGCGATGCCGCTGCGAAGGGAGCCAGTGCCGTGGCACCCATCCCATTTGTAGGCCCAGCCATGGCTATCGCAGCATTCGCCGCGATCATGGCCTTGATGGGCGGTGGCGGCAGCAAAACAACTACCACCAGTCGCACGCTACCGTCAGCCGCTGGCGGCTACGACATCCCGGCCGGCATTAACCCGATTACCCAACTACACGAGCAAGAGATGGTATTACCCGCGCGCATTGCTGAGCCGTTGCGCCAGTCGCTCGATGGCGGCGGCATCGGTGGCGGCGATGTGCATCTGCATGTCAGTGCCGTCGACGGGGCCAGCGTGCGCCGGATGTTCATGGACCACGGCCCGGCGCTGGCCGATGCGCTCAAAGCGCAAGTCAGGGGATTCCGCACATGAGCAACGCCGTTTTCCCGACCCTGCCTGGCCTGACTTGGGGCTCCACCAAGGAACCGATGTGGACCACTCATGCCAAGCGCAGCGCCTCCGGCATGGAGCAACGCGCCGGATATATGAGCTATCCGATTTACCGGATCAAACTGAGCTACGAGTTCCTCCGCGCCGGTGCGGAAGCCGAGCTGCAAACACTGATCGGATTTTTCAACCAGCGCGGCGGCGATCTGGAATCGTTCCTGTTCGATGACCCTATCGACAACGCGGCCGTAGATCAGCAGTTTGGCGTTGGCGATGGCACGACAACCGTGTTTCGGCTGGGGCGTACGCTGGGCGGTGCGTATGAGCCCGTCAGTGCAACTTATGGCACGCCCAACGTGCAGGGCAATAACCTACTGAAGCGCTCTCAACAGTTTGAGCAGTCGCCCTGGTCACAATACGTGAACTCCGATGTCGACGTCTCTCCTGATGTCGCCACCGCACCGGATGGCACAAACACCGCCGAGAAGTTGTACGAGGCGACTACTGCCAACTCTATACACGAGGTCACACAACAATTCACAGCGACGGACAACACGGTCTATACCGCCAGCGCTTTTTTCAAATCCGCCGAGCGAACGCAGGTCTTGATCAGCCTATTCGCCAAGGATGGAACATTCAAGTCGGCCCGGTTTGATCTTTCCACCGGCGCTGTGATCGCCAATATCGGTGGAGCGACCGGCGCAATCCAGGATGTCGGAAATGGCTGGTATCGGTGCAGTTGCACCGCCAACATCGGCGCCGGTGCCAGCACACCTTACGTAGTATTACAGATCAACAATGCCGGCACTGACGCATACGTCGGCACCATCGGCAGCGGCGTCTATTTATGGGGCGCGCAGTGCGAAGCCGGAACCATCGCCACACCCTACATGAAAACGACAGCCCTGGCCTCAAGCGTGGCGCTCGATGTCAACACAGCCATCGCCACCTATACCCCGGCACCGGCGGCAGGCACGCCGCTGCTCTGGTCTGGACGGTTTTACAAGCGAGTTCGGTTCGAAAAATCCAGCCTCGAATTCAAGGAATTCCTGCGCGAACTATGGGAAGCCAAAACACTTTCCATGCTAACGGTGAAGACATGAAATCTGCCAGCCTGGAACTGATCGCCCTGATGGACTCCAACGAATACCGCCTGGCCGACCTGTACACCATCACCCTGTCGACCGGTGCAGTCCTGCGCTACACATCGGCGGATATGCCGATTACTTACGCCGGCAACACCTATCAGCCAGTCCCGATAGAGCGCAGTCGCACCAGGATCGTGATCGGCGTCGAGGTCGATGACCTGGATATATCAGTTACCCCAACGGCCTCCATGCTGGTAAACGGCAACCCGTTCTTGCAATCGGCTTATGCTGGCGCGTTCGATGGCGCACTGGTCAAACTTGAACGGGCATTCATGCCTACCTGGGGCGACGTTTCTGCCGGCGTGCTGCATCAGTTCGAGGGCAACGTCTCCGACACCGATGTCGATGGCTACACGGCGCGGATCAAGGTTCGCTCGCTGCTGGAGCTGCTCAACATCAAGATGCCGCGCAACGTGTATCAGTCAACATGCTGCAACAGCCTGTACGACTCCGCTTGCGGCGCCAGCCGTGCCACATACGCTGTCAACGGCACAGCTACCGGCGGCACGATCCTGTCGGTGACATCCGGCTTGGGCCAATCATCCGGCTATTTCGAGCAGGGCGTCATCAAGTTCCTAACCGGCGCCAATGCCGGCGTTACGCGCACCATCAAATCGTTCGAGGGAGGGGCGTTCGTGCTGTCTGTTCCGCTATCGCTACCGGTCACGGCTGGCGACACATTCACAGCCTGGCCGGGCTGCGACAAGACCCTGACCACCTGCACCAGCAAGTTCATCAACGCGACCAAATACCGGGGGTTTCCGTGGATTCCAGTACCCGAAGCCGCGTACTGAGCGAGGCCAGAGACTGGATCGGCACGCCATGGCACCACCAGGGCGCGCTGAAAGGGGTAGGCGTGGACTGCGCGCGCTACCTGTGCGAAGTCTTCCACAACGCCGGACTAACGCCCGAGATCGACCCGCGCCCATACCCGTCCGATTGGCACTTCCATCGTGATGAGGAAAGATTCCTCGGCTGGCTGTCCGAGTACGCGGAGGAAGTCGATTCTCCGGAACCGGGCGATGTCGCCGTATTCAAGTTCGGGCGCTGCTTCAGCCACGGCTCTATCGTGATCGACTGGCCGCTGGTCATTCACGCCTACATGGGCGATGGCGTGCGCGAGCAGGACGCAACAACCGGCCGGCTGTCTGGCCGCGCCGTCAAATTTTACCGAGTGAGATCATGAGCTTCGGCGCTCCCAACACCACCAGCCGCGCGGAACGCATCAACGGCGTCAGCGTGCAATCATCATGCTATGGCAAGGTTATCCCCATCTACTACGGGCCTAACCGGATGTCACCCAATATTCTGTGGTCGGGTGATTTTGTCACGACTGAACACAGCGTTACGCAGGGCGGCAAGGGTGGCGGCGAACAGACCAGCATCACCTACACCTATACCACCGCATTGATGCTGGGCTTGGGCGAGGGCACCATCAACGCCACCAGCATCATGCCCAACAAGGACGGGTGGAAACCGCCGGCAGACTGGGGCTTTGAGGCATTCTCCGGCGACGTCGGGCAGGCGGTATGGGGCAACCTCACCAGCAAACACCCATCAGAAGCAATCGGCTATTCCGGCACTGCGCACCTGTCCGTATCCGCGTTCGACTTGGGCAACACCGCATCCATCCCAAATTTTTCGGTCATTGGCACCGGCCAGGCATTGACAACCAGCCTCGGCTTGTACATCAACGACTATTTGACCAACAGCCGCTATGGCGCAGGATTCCCAGGAGCCCGCCTTGCCGGAGTCGCGGACGTGGATGCCTACCTGCTTGCTCAAGGTGTCACCTTTTCGCCGTTCGCAGTCGAGCCGCGCCAAGCGGCTGAAACGTTGCGCGAGTGGACCGATTCCGCCAACGTCGCGATTGTCTGGTCGGATGGCCTGCTCAAACTGATTCCTCGGCTGGATAGTGCAGCGGTGGCCTACCAGCTAGGTCCGGATGACCTTATTACCTCCGGCAGCGAAGCACCGATCAAGATCAGCCGCAAACCCACGGCAGACGCATTCAACCAGCTCCAGGTCGAGTATCTGGACGGCGCGCACGAGTACAACGTAGCGATTGCCGAAGCCAAGGATCAGGCCAACATCGACCAGTTCGGCCTTCGCCCAGCCAGCACGGAAACCTGCCACGCGGCCAAATCTTCCGCCGTCGCCCGCTGGATCGCCCAGCACAGACTGCAGCGCGCCCTGTACGTCCGCAACACCTACCGATTCAGCCTTGGCTGGAAACACTCCCGTTTGGAGCCAATGGATGTCGTTACCCTCACCGACCCACTGCTTGGCCTCAACGCTGTCACAGTCATCATCAATGAAATCAGCGAGGACGAATTCGGAACCCTCGAAGTTGTGGCAGAGGATTACAGCGGCGCAGTCACTGGCGCGCAGACATACCCATCACAGGCACCATCCGGCCACACAGTCAATCAAGGCATTGCACCCGGCAACGCAGCCGCGCCGGTGATCTTCGAGCCTCCAGTCTCGCTCGCAGGTACTGCGCAACTATGGATGGCTACATCGGGCGGCGCAGACTGGGGCGGGTGTGAGGTGTGGGCTTCATTCGACGATGCCACTTACTCAAGAGTCGGCATCCTGGAGGGTAAATCACGCCACGGCACATTGCGCTCCAGCCTGGCAACCGGAACCAGCCCAGACACCAGCCACACGCTGGCCGTGCATATGGTAAGCGGGCAGCTTGCCGCAGGCACCACACAGGACGCAATCGACCGACGCACACTTTGCTACGTCGATGGTGAATACATCGCCTACCGAGATTCAACGCTGGTAGGCGCTGGTGATTACGACCTCGGCTACCTGGTGCGCGGTTGCTACGGCTCAACCATCACCAGCCACGCCAGCGGAAGCAAGATTGCCCGTTGCGATGACTCGCTGTTTCGCTTGTCCATGACCGATATCTGGACCGGACGCACCGTCTACATCAAGCTGCTGAGCTTCAACATCTGGGGCGGCGGCAAACAGGCGCTGTCCGATGTCTCGCCATACACCTACACGGTCTCAGGGTTCCCTGTTGTCAGCATCACCGGACTCGGTGCGACCGTGTTTCAGACTTCGATCACACTGTCCTGGAACGCGGTTGCAGCGCCGTCCAATTACGACCACATCGAGGTGCTGCGCAGCGATGACAACAACGCGGCGAATGCTGTCGTGGTCGCTGTGCTTGCAACTGGGGCGACTCGGTACACCGACACGGTCGGGGTTTCGGGCGCAACCAGGTACTACTGGATGCGCCTGGTCGGCACGCATGGAGAGGCCGGTCCGCTGTCGAGCATGGCAACAGCCGTCACAGCCACCATCGGCGGCCTGTACGTCACCGCCACAATGCCCGGCTCAACATATCTGGGATAT